CTGCATAGCGATTATCGCATCACCTGATGGGGCCTCGTGATTGTGTACAAGAATACCGTTCGTTGTAGGATTTGCCGTACCCGTGGAATACACCTCCAAGTGTGCTGTGGGTTGTGTAGTGCCAATACCCACACGCCCTTCACTTTGAAGAGTCAAAACATCTACTTCATCTGTATAGTCTTCATCCGCCAGATATATATCCATCTTTGTTTTGGATTTCCCAGATGCGTTGTCATGCTTACCCAATTTGAAAGTGGCTCGCACACCGTGGCGTGTCGCATTTCCTTCACGAGCCAAGTGCAACACTGTACCGAGGTCAGTGGTATCCACAATTGGTTGAGTGTTTGTTACAACAAGGGAAGAGTTCAGGTGACTGTACCCATTTCTGTATGTTGGTTGATCATTGAGAAACACAGTTCCACCGGAAGTGTGGAGTCTACCCACTGGTGACGCTACATTTATACCCACATTACTTGATTCCAAGAGAGTCAATTTGGGTGTACCCATTGTGGGTGTGGTACTCGCGAAAAACTTGACACCTTTTCCAGCCCCAACTATATTTTCAACCCGCGTTTCCCCATTGGGAACACTCGTATACGCACGCATCGCGATATTACCCGTAGATCCCCATATGTTACCAGTTGAAATGGTGTTACTCCCAATCACATAGATATTACCCGACACTGTAAGTCTCTCCGTTGGACTTGTATTTGATATACCCACTTTACCATCCGAAGTGATTCGGATTCTTTCAGTATTCTTTGTCTTCATAGTAATTTTTTGTTGTGTAGCTGTTGTACTCGCACCATATACTTCTATGGAGCTCACATTTGAGGCAGTTGGACCGGATTTAAGCACAAGTACATTTGATGTACTGTCGCCACCGAATCTATCTGCGTGAACAACGAGGTTTGAACTTGAAAAAACCATTTCAGTTGTGAGATTTGTTGTTGCGGTGTTACCCAAAATTCTGAGAGTGTTTAGGGCTGTTGTGTTTGCAAATATTTTGGCACCCACGGAGAGTGTATCCGTAGGTGATAGGTTTGAAATACCCGATGGTGCAGTACCATTTGTGCGCAAGGCGTTCATTTGGACATTTCCACTTATCGTAACTGGTGTCGCAGAGGTTGGATCTAATGTTAGCAGATTACCAGCTCTCAATCCATTTGGTCCAAGTATGAGACCCTTGGCGTACACATTACCATCTGCGTAGACAACATTTGAGTTTGTGTCGTCAATAAAGACATTTGAACCTACACAGAGGTCGTGTGTTGGATATGTGTTCGCGGCACCTATATTGTTTGATGTGTAAATGTCACCATATACATGAACATTAATTGACTTTGTATTGTCTACATTAATTGTGTCCGCATTTAACCCGCCGTAAGCGTCCGTTTGAAAAAAGGCCATCTCTCTACCCCGATCGCCACCGACGAAACCCAGTGCTACATTTGAAAAACCTGAGAGACCACCGGGTGTCATAACAAATGCCGTTTCTCGTGACAGTACTTCATTTCCAAAAGCCGAATGAATGACAACATTCGCAACACGCAAATCTTGTGTAGAAATATATGTCGCAGTTTCCGAAACAGTAACATTACCCTTTACAAAAATATTACCCACAAGGTTTAGATCACCGTCTTGGTATACATTACCTTGTAACATCATGACATTGGAACCCTGGTCAAAAATTCCAACATTACTACCGGCATATAGATTTGAACCTTTTATACCACCTGCAACGGTCACAACATTTGATTCTATTTCTTGAATAATAAGATTTGATCCAGATGTTGTAAATCTATCTGATAGAATTAGATTACTCGCAACTAAGTTACCATTCACCGTCATGAGATCACGACCAGATAAATCAATGGCTACTTTAGTTGATCCACCAGAATCAATTTGAAACGCGTTTGTTGGGTTCGTTGTACCAATGGATATCTGATTGTCAACAAACCAACGTGATGCACGACCAGATGATTTTAAGTCAATTACGTGTGTAGCATCTTCATCGATGTAGAGTTTGTCGGCTACTGATATAGATTTTGATGGTGTTGTATTTGCTATACCGAGGCGACCTTTCACACCGGTTTCGGGATCTAGAACAAGTAGGAGTTCATTTGCCTCTACTTCTCTTGTCAAAATACTCTTGACTCCAGTAAGAGTTTCTTCTTCAACAGGTTCTGCGTCCAGATTCGCCACATAAATCTGTTCGAATCTTGCGGTTCTACCCATTTATACTTTAGTTCCCGAATAAAATTCCAGCCAAACCATCCTTGATCCTGAGGACATTATAGTTTACAGCAAAAACTGACATTTCATTATCGTCAGCCCTAAAGATACCTTTCTCAACTCCACGAAGTATGAGTTTTGCATTGTCAAGCCTACTGAAATTGCATGTACCCGATGGGTTATAGTCTGATACATTTAAACCAAAGTGGTAGGCAAAATATCTCGTATACATAAGATCCTCTGAGTCAACACGGAAATCTATCTTACCATATTTTGATTTGTAGTAGTTTTGAATTGTGTGGAAATATGTTGGACTCATATTTTCAAGAAGCGGTGTTCCATTAATGTGTATATCACCATTTTTAAAAGTAAAACGGTCATTTGTTGGATCAACATTTGTCGCCGACATCCCAAAAAATATAGACTTTACGGGGTGATTAAATGCCCCGATATCAAGGTCATTGTATCCACCTGCAGTTTGAATGCTGTTATCAAATACATTTGACATGGGAAAGTTAATTTTCTGTGTTTGTGTAATGACAAAATCCATTTGCCTCTTCACAAGAGATTCTCTCTCTTCCTTGTCCAAGTAGATATAGTTCCCATATACATTGATTCGTTTCTGTGAGGCACCATAACCAATGAGACTCGTTTCGTCAAAATTGATCCTCACTTCAACTTGATGATGCGCGAGAGATACAAGGGGTAAAAATGCCCCGTGATCACAAAAGAAAAAGTGAAGTGGTTGGAAGTTTCTATTTGATGTACTTGTTTTGTTTGTGAGTTCGTCCTGTTTCGTCCAGGTCTCAGCAAGATAATTTGGCCATATGTCTGCGTAATAGTCGTAGTGTTGAGAATCTATTTTTTGACCTCCAATATAAAGATCAATTGTTGAGTTGTACAAAAGATTTGACGAAACATTGGAATTCTTATCAAGCCCTTCAAACCAAAGACAATTTACAAGATCTCCTAAAACTGGTACCGTGAATGTGGGATCTTTATCGGTAACCGTTTTAATTAGTTTGGGGGCTTGTGAAAAGTTTGTATGTCTCGTAAACTTCATACGAAAGAATGAGTGACCCTCTTCACTATTCAGGTAAACATCTTGCACTCCTTTGGACACAAGTTGAATCAATGCACCAGACATTTAATTAGTATTTAGATTATAAAAACAGCGGCTTTCCCTGAGGAAAGTCCTTCTTCTCTTCCTCGGCAACCTTACCATGTATCTTGAAACCACCCTGGCGATACACTTTCATTCTCTTGTAAAACATCGCTGTGAAGAGTGACCATGGGTCGTGGATGTCATAGATGTGTGGATTATTCTTCTTTCCCTTAGTTTCTCTCATGATACGACCTATACTTTGGGTGATATCCGACTTTGGTGACGCCAATATGACTGTATCTAGGGTTGGTATGTCAAGGCCTTCGTGGGCTTGTGAGAAAGTTGCGAAGATGATCTTCTTTTTGGAAGAAGCCTGAAGGTCTGCCTCCTTCATTCCACCCATGTAGAGACCCGAGTTTTTGGGGAAACATTGGTGGAGCATCTCACAGTGCCAGCGTCTGTCACTTAGAACAAGAAGTTGTCTTGTACCAGCTGAAGCCTTCTTGATCAATTCCACAAGCATTTGGTTTCTCTTCCTGTCTTCCACAACTTCTGTAATCATGTTTGGCATGGATACTTTACCGAAGCGTGTAGAGGGTGGTGGATTCCTATAGTTGAATGATTCGTATGTAATGTTAAACACTTCAACTTGGTCCTGGTTCTTCCTCTCTACCGCAAAGAATGTGGGACCCATAAACCAATGAAGAACCTTCGTGAGACCATCCTTTCTCTCTGGGGTCGCCGAGAGTCCAAAGATATGCCTGGGACACATCTTGAAGAGAGACTGTGAGAAGACCTTGGCACAAATGTGATGTGCTTCATCCACGATCAGTGTACCAATGGAGTCAAAATCACTGAAAGAATACTCCTTGAGGGACAGGGATTGAAGCATAGCTATCACAAAGTCGCAGTCCGTCTCCTTCTTGTCCTGTTGAACTATACCTATTGTGGCACCTGGACAGAACTGTTGAATCCGTTCCCTCCACTGATCCGCCAAGAACTGTTTATGTACAACAATCATCGTTCGGTACCCCAATTTACACGCTATTGCCAGGGATACGGTGGTCTTGCCATACCCGCATGGGAGCGAGAGAACACCATGGCCCGCGCTAATAGCTGCAGCAAGAGCCTCGTTCTGATGGGTTGCGTCTCGTAATTGACCGACGAACTTGGCGCTGGATCTCGCTGGCTCGGGGCGACGATCCTCCTTGGGCTTTCCCACCTTACCAACTCCGTAGAATCTTGGAACGCACACT